TGGTGCAACAACAGCTGGACGTGGTGCAACAACAGCTGGACGTGGTGCAACAACAGCTGGACGTGGTGCAAAACCTCTGAATCTTTTAAAGATATTTTTAATAGCAGCTGGACGTGGTGCAAAACCTCTGAATCTTTTAAAGATATTTTTAATAGCAGCTTGTCTCTCAGCAGCTTGTCTCTCAGCTACTTGTCTCGCAGCAGCTTGTTTCGCAGCAGCTTGTTTCTCAGCAGCTTGTCTCGCAGCAGCTTTTAGTTTTTTTTTATTAAGATCCATTATTCGTATAGAATCTCTAATTTTTCCTATTCTAACCTGAATAATGTTAATTTCATTTCGAATTTTATTTTCATCACTAGTAAATTCAGTAATTTTATTTTGAATTACAGTAATTTTATTTTCAATTATAGCAGTTTCATTTTGAACTCTGTTGATTTTATTTTGAACACTATTAATTTCATTACGAACTTTGGTAATTTCATTTTGAATTTTAGTAATATTATTTATATATTCGGTATCAGTAAAATTATCATTAATTTTAACGAAACGTGGTATATTTTTAATGTAAATATCATCTACTCTATCAATTTCCTTTTTTTTACTCGCTAATTTCATTTCTGACTTACTTATATTATATTTAATAGCGTTTGTATTTGGAAAAAGACGTACTATATCAGATGAATTATTTGCATATACCCTACTCGTTAATATATCATATTGTTTTTGTAAATCATTTAAGTTGTCTCTTTGTGTTTTAAATGCATTCCATACAACAGGATATTTATTTACCACACTATTGATAAGGTTAAATTTCGTATTATTTGTATTTAATTTTTGTTTGTTTTGGTTTAGTTTCGTTTCATTTTGGTTTAATTTCCTCATGTTTTGACTCAATTCGTCTGTGTTTTTTTTTATTTTATCACTATTCTGGTTTAATTTAGATTGTTTTTGGTTTAATTGAGTTTGTTTTGTGGTTAATTCGGATTGGTTTCCTTCTACGATAGAATTTTTCGTAAAATTATAATATAAAATACAGCTAAATACAAGTATTAAAGTCGTTAATACTATTGTGTTTAGGTTTAAATGCCAATTTAATTTCATATTTTATAATATATATATTATTATTATATAATGATACATCAAACTCCTATTATTGCATGGAAAGGCGCAACCTTCCAAGAATTGAGTTCTGGTATTAAATTCAATACAGCACCAAATGTATCTAATTCAAGTATATTTTTACCTAACACATTAAGAATATATAGAAAGGAAATTGCAAGCACCCCGATAGGACGATGCAATCCAAGGATATCGGTTAAAATAAATGATTACGATTTGCCAGGAGGTATATCAAATACAAATATTATAACAACAACAGGTTTAGCTAATACAGGTAATTTGACATACGAGAATAATTCATGTGAACACCCTTCAGATACAAATTTATGTAATGCATTTCTATCTCCAGCAGATAATGCTAAACGCCGCGTCCGCAGTAGTGGAATGATGAAAAAACAATCAACCAATAACGATTATTATGCATCTTCCCAGCAATATTTGAACAGTCGTAATATTTCCTACGACCAGAATCAGTATTTCCACGTGAAGTATGGTTCTAGCACAGCTAAACCCGGTTCGGCAGGTGCTATTTCGAATATTTATCAATCAAATGGGATTAACAAATGTCCTAAGTATATGATTACGGAGACTGAATTTACATATTATTGGGTTGATGATACTGCTCATATAGTAAATGTGCCAGAAGGTGAATATGACATTGATGACTTGAATCTTTTATTACAAAATGCAATGGTTACTAACTCACATTTTTATACAACTGCAACGCTTACTAAAGTATTCTTATTATCGCTTGCGTTTGATAACACATCAAATAAAATAATTATAAGCGCCAAAGCCAACACAGAAGCACAGTATCCATCGAGCACGTATTCATTGCCATTGACAACTTCACCCCCTACGTGGGATGAGTCATACGATAAAATACCAGGTATTTTAATACCCAATACTATAATTGGTAATGCTATGGGATTCGCAATAAATACTGAGTCCACTACATATCCAGCTGCAACAAACCGTATGAGTAGTATAAATCTGTCGGCACAAGGTTCATTTGACCCAGGAGTGCAACCAAGATATAGACGAATTTATTATAAACCGAACAATCCGCAATTTGGAGTACAAGGCGCAGTCTCATCCAGCGATCGAATATTGCGGAAAAAATATGATACAATCACAACAGTAGGATCTAGTTTTAGAAGCGCATTTGGAGCACAAACTGCAAATGCATTGGCTTATGGTTCTTCATCATATGGATACACTTTAAAGGAACGCATAGGATATACTATGAAAAGAACACCAACATTCTCGGCATATTCTTCCGAAATGAAGCAATGTCCAGTCCGCACATTTAAAAATGCGATTTAAACCCTTGAATAATATAAATCCGCTATGTGGATTGAATTCTTAGTTGGTGTAAACTTTTTTTTATTCCCAAGAATTGCGTGTCAATATATTATGTGGTATATTGTGAGTAATACACCAGTTTGTGCATTTTTGAATATTATTTCGTATATAAGATTCTATTTTATCATGATTATTTTTACTATCTATAAGTGATATAGTTTGTTGAATATTATCAATCTGTTGGCGACCGAATATAGCGTTGAATTCTTCTATTTTATTTATAAAATGGGATGCAATCGGGTAATTCAGAAACCTGTAAATTGGAGTATTGCTATTCAAAACGTCGATGAAACATGAAGTTAGTTTCGCTACAAATCCCACATTCGATGTAAATATAAACTTTTTACAAACAATATATTTTTCTGAATTCGCATATCGACTTGTGTTTGGTTTAGTAATATAGACATCTTGATAAAACGAGGAAAGGATATACAACAAATCAACTGTGTGGTTCATGAAACAATCAAATATTTTTAATATGAAATTTCCATTATGTTTTTGTAAACATAATGCATAACATATTTGTCCGTATAAAAGTTTTATTATATTGATCTCTTGTGAATTAAATCCAGTTGAAAAATCAAAACCACCATCCGCTGTAATCAAGTCCATTGACGATCCATATTTGTCAATACAATGTTTGAAATTTTGTATACATAGAATATCACCTGTTCCAGTAGCACCATTTTCGATAAAAACATTCGGATTGTTCTTTAAAAATAAGTCACTCTTTTTCCAAGCAGGTATGTTCCAATCATTCGCGTCGTCTAATATTGTCATTCCGATATATTTATCATTTGGATTTTTTCTGATATTCGCAATGGCTTCAATAAAACCACCTGGACCTTCTGCTAAATGAAAACTCGAAATCGGTATTGCATTTTGTAATTTTATATTTGCGCTCTCGAATGCACTACCATTATTGGGTGTATATAAGTCAAATAAAAACATTATTTCCAATAGTTTGAAATAAGACCTAGATAAGGGTTTATATTTCGATATACATTTGGAGCGTGTAGGCACATTACTATTTATATATTCATATGGATTTGTATATTTACGGAACTCTTCCCATTCATCACCGTATTTACTGATCTGATTTTTAATGCTATACAAAAAAAAAGATAATGAATTTGATATGAATGGTTTTGGAACTGTATCTGACGTAATACATTCTAAATTATTTATAATTGAATTATTTACTACTGGTAATAATATATATAGCATAAAGTATATATATTTTATGGTAACGGTTTATATCATTTAGATTTGTAAATAATAGGCTTTCCTATAATGACAACTTTCTTACCTGTTTTCTTCACCTTGGGTTTTTCTGGTTCTGGAACGATTTCCATTTCTTCAATGGTTGTGTTATTTACTGCTTTATAAATCTTTTCAGCATCCACATTATGAGTTTTACGGAATACGAAATATCGGTTCATAAATGAAATCTGTTTTTCATTGCTAGTCATAAGATGTGCATTCTTATAATCTGATATCTTTCTTGAATCCATACGTGTTTCCGTTTCCATAGCGGAGAACATTTCACCGAATAACCCTGTTCCGTCAGGGAGTCCTTTTATTCTTTCAGCTGGTGCAAATCCATAATTACCCATCATCTGTGTGAAATATTCAAAATTTACTAGATATTCACGGAAGGTCTTTCCTATGGTCTCTTGGTATACATTTATAGGAAACCCGAGACAAGACTCATCGCTAGGGAAACCAGTTTGTGAGTACATTTTAGTGAGTTCGAACATTTTGCGATCTCCGTCCATTATTGTAAACGACTCACCTTCATTCTTGTCTCGTAATAGTTGGAATATTGTCTTCCCATCAAAGCATGTGCCTATGAAATAACCATTTACCGCAGTGCATTCTGTCAAATTTCGCAAGAAACGGTGCATACTCGCTTTATTTTCCAAGAAATAATGGAGTGCGAATTGACATGAACTGATGTTAAACCCTCTTGCACCTTTACCATATTGATTGTAAACACCTTGTCCTAGAAATTTCGCGTCTTTCGGACCATTACCAAACACTGCACGAATAATCTCTTTATCTTTTTGCGTCTTAAAAGCCTCTCCACTGCGTATATTTAGTCCACTATCACCGTTCACAAACAATGCAGCGGGTGTATTCTTTCGGGTTGCTCTGTCGCGCAAATATCTGGCGCACGCTCCATCTAAGCGATTGTGTATATTATCGTATGAAATATCAATACCAAATACAAATGATAAATTCGCATTATTCCATTTACTCAAATCGCCTGCTTTACCCACTGCATAGTCTATTAGGGTATCATTCCTATTTGCTACACTAGTGATTAGTTTATTTTTTACGTATAAATTGTGGAAATCGCGTAGACCCCTTGTTAGATTAGTCTCATTCCCTATACGGTTATAATATATACCTTCGTTTGCCGCTCCGCTACCTTCCTCACTGGATTCCTCCATATATTCTGGTATCCCGGAACCACTACTTATCATTTCTTTGGTGATTGGATTATGTATAGATTGCCAATTGCTATTCGCCACATGGTATGCATTACCATAATTCTTGAGTCCACTCTTTAATTCACTTGTCTTGTCATAACGAACTCGCAATGGAGTCCATCTCCAACCACTTGGTTTTGAGGTGTCATAGCTAAACTCGACGATCGTATCCTCTTCAAAGTATTCACCCTCGACAGTAAACATATTCAATTCTTTAACACCATCTTCGACTAAGATTATATTAGCAGAAGACGCATTCGTGTCAACTGGGTTTGTCGGCTGAAATGGAACTGGTTTATATCGGTCGCGATTATTATTTGTGTCGTATTCAATGACTTTATTCTGAATGATATCTTCGTATGGATTTACAAATCCGTGGCGGCGATCCAACTCATCAAATCCGCATCTTAATGTAAGTGTTTTATACTGAATAATATTCTTATTATCCTGTACATTTTGACCATCTTGGAATATATTATGTATTTCGTCCTTTCCATTCTTGTCTTTCTTAAGTGATACTAGGAAATCAATAGTATTAAATTCAGCAGGTTTCCATTTAAACGAATGCGTCCACAAAGGTTTTGTTAACTTCCCTGCTACCCCTACTCTATCACTCGCAACTGCAGTATTACAGGGTGTAAATATTAGTCCATCCGAATTATATTCATATATACCATCCTTAATATCCGAAAGAATTGTAGAACAAGATTGGAATATCGTAATATTCGCCGTGTCACTATAGAATATTTTACATTTAACTGTGAAATCACACGCGCTGGCAAACTTCAAATGCTCCACAAATTGTTTGAGTAAATTCAAACGGTATTTTTGTTTGTTAGCCTCTACATCTGATATATCATTATTATTATAAAATGCAAATTCGCGTGTGCTTTTCTTGTTAATATAATATACATCAAATGCAGCATATAGGTTAATTGCATCACCATGTTTGTTATTTTTAATATGCTCACCGTCCAATAGACTCTCGAAAAACTCTGCGTTTGTAGTTTTAGCACCAGTAAATATTACATTCATATTTGTATCAATCATATAGATAAGTCCTTTATTGTTAATAAATAATAATTTTCGTTCTCCATCTGCTTTATCAGTTACTGTATAATTTTTACGTATATTAGGTAAATTCGAGTTTGCATCAAATTCCATTATATTTTGCATTTGCAATGTCATTGAAGACGGTCCTACGAAATTCTGGGGGAGAACCCAACCTGGTTGGTATTTATCCCCATACAAAAGTCGCATATACTCTGTTTGAATTTCACTTTTTGTTACGTAAGATATAGGATAATTAGTTCCTTGGATACCGCCCATAACAATTCGTATTCCTTGACGAACTACATCAATTAGTTTTTTATTAGTATTATATTCTGTTCCTATACCGATTTTGCTATTATCTACTTCCATTTCTATTTCATATGATTCTGGGTTTGTAAGGACTCCTGCATCTTGGATAGTATAAAATTTCATAGGTATACCCCTATTAGTTGTTTTTGATTTACGCACAACACTTATATCGGCGAAGAATGGTAGAGTATCATGGTAGAAACGAACTCGGTTCATATGACGGAATGTCTTCTTTGCGTCACTCCATTTTTGTATGATTCCGCGTATAATAGGGGAACGAGCTGTGAATATCTGTTCTAATTGATATGCGATACGGATATTAAAGTCACTGAAATCGGCAGCCTCAATAGTAACACCGTCCTCCGTCTTAGGTCGAGTTTTTTGCGTGAATATAACCTTATCATTAGTTGACGATGGCATATCCAGTATTTTCTGTATACTATTGGTTCTACAATATTCCTGTATTAAATCAACTCCGATGATTTCACCGCGAATATTAGACATTATAGAATTTCCCGATACTTTGTCCGTATATTCATGAAATACGCGCAGTGAGTGCATACCATCGGGATTATCCGTTTTGAATCCACATTGGTATAATCGTTTCACTACATTTTCGTAATCAATTTGTGTTATTTTATTCTTTCTTGCATCTGTGCCAAATCTTATCTCAACCTCATTTATCTTGCCGTCGGGACGACCGCTAAATGGATTACTCTCTAAATAATGATCGACTAGCAATTCTAAACGGCGATTGCCATCCGATTTTGTGGCTTTCGCTTCCTTTTCCATATATAGTATTTTTACATATTATTTTAATATTGTTTATCTAATCAATTTTACCATAAACATCGTCGTGTTGCTTCTTGATATAGTTCGTTCTTTTTATATTTAATGCTATGGTCTACGCCTAGTTTGATAGACAATTTTTTTAATTCGTCAACTGAAAAATTAGATATAGCATCTAATGGTTTATCGAATCTATGTAAACATAGTTGATTTTCCTCAATTTGCTGAATTTTTAATTCTGTTGTGCAAATATCAACACCATAATCTCCATTCGAATTCTTATGAAAAATAAATGTGTTTTCGTATTCTTCAGTTGGACATATATTGATATAAAACTTATTATTCTTAGTCAATATGATTCTAGCGTTGTAAAATACAGACATTGCTACTAGAGTAGAAATACTCAATGATACATTTGTAACAATATCTGACATTATTTCTTGTGCTGATATATTTGTTATTTTCACATTTGTATTTTTTAATCGGTTTGGTTGACTTTTTATAAACTCCATTATTTTATGTTTCTCTTCCATTTCAATGTTGCTATATCCATGAGATATAGTATTATATGATTGCATTCCATTTTTAGCAATATAAAGACACCAAAATAACATATCCTTCTTTTCCGGATAATAAATATCATTTTTTTCAGATTGAACCACAGGTTTAGATTCTACTGCGAATGCTTTTGTATCCGATACGATTATAGGTTTCGCCTTTATATACATATATTTATTTAATAAATCGATCTTTTCAGGTGTGTCGAATGAATAATTTACAAACATTTTATGGTATATTCCAGACATTGACGTTATATTTAATATCGAGTTATCTCTAATCCAATTTGTAATATTTATTATGATAACATGGTGAATTTATTATTTATTGGAATATAGTAATCTAGCTATGTCACGTTCAGAAAAGTTCGTAATTTGAAATTAGCAGGTTGTACAGGAATAACATATGTATTAATGGTTGGAAACGTTTATATATTGAAAGTTTAATGAGTAGGATAGAAAAATGAATATTTTATAAAATTGATTATCATATACATTACTCATAATATACAAAAAAATACAAACAAACAATATTATAAAATGAATTTACTACCAGAAGATATGATATATGAGGTCGGAAGATTTTTATCTGGGAATGATTTTAGATCATTACTAACAACATCAAAAAAAATGAAATATTCTAGATATAAATATCAATATTTAAATCTAAATAAAGAAAGTTCGAAATTGTTTGCATCAGACGACAAGAATGGTGAATCATTCCGAAATGAAATATTATCACAAATAGCATATCCAAATAGACAATTATCATTGAACCTATATAATTGTCAAGAAATCGCAAATGTATCAATGCTCGGAAACATCCATACTTTGAATTTATCAAATTGTAATCTAATAACTGATGTATCTATGTTGGGAAATATCCGTACCTTGAATCTAGCGGGTTGTCACAGAATAACTGATGTATCAATTCTTGGAAACGTTGATACTTTGAATTTATCATATTGTTATGGAATAATTGATGTATCAATGCTTGGAAACGTCCATACTTTAAATTTATCTTGGTGTAAAGGAATAACATGCGTATCAATGCTCGGAAACGTGTATACTTTGGATTTGGTGGGATGTAAAAAAATCACAGATGTATCGATGCTTGGAAACGTGTATACTTTGAATTTATCGTCATGTAAACAAATAACAGATGTATCTATGCTTGGAAATGTTCATATTTTGGATTTAAGTTGGTGTGAAGGAATAACTGATGTATCAATGCTCGGAAACGTCCATGACTTGAATTTATGTTGTTGTTCGGAAATAATAGATGTTTCGATGCTTGGAAACGTCAATACTCTGAAATTATCTAGTTGCATCGGAATAATCGATATTTCAATGCTTGGAAAAGTTCGTAATTTGAAAATATCATGTTTTAGAGGACTAACGGATGTATCAATGCTTGGGAACGTGCATACTTTGGATTTATATAGTTGTATAAGAATAAAAGATGTATCGATGCTTGGAAACGTTTATTCTTTGAATTTAAATGGATGTTTAGAAATAACAGATGTATCAATGCTTGGAAATGTTCATACTTTGGATTTAAGTTGGTGTGGACTAATAACAGATGTGTCAATGTTAAGAAACGCGTGTATTTTGAAATTAACCGGTTGTATAGGAATAACTGATGTATCAATGCTCGGAAACGTAGATACTTTGAATTTATCTTATTGTAGTGGAATAACAGATGTATCAATGCTCGGAAAGGTCCATACTTTGAATTTATCATATTGTAAACAAATAACAGATGTATCAATGCTTGGAAACGTCCATACCTTGAATTTAACTGGATGTTCGGGAATAACAGATTTATCAATGCCTGTAAACTACTCAAGTCACTATATTCAATAAAAAATATCAAATATGTCAATTTTGTTTATTATCGGTCAGAATAATTTATCGTTTCTTCTTTAAAAAACTCATTTTTAAAAGCATTTTTTTGCGATTCGACCAATTGTAATGCTGTTTCCTGTTCCTGAATATATTGAATATATTGAATAATCTCATCTATTGTCTGTTTCGGTAAAAAAGATAAATTCACGAAAACACCACTTTTGTTTTCATTTATTTTAATTCCTGAACTATTCTTGAGAATACGCAATATATCTATCTGATTAATTTTAGCGAGTGATTCGACCTTGCGTTTAATCGTTTCTAAATCGAATTCCATTATTATATATTAATAAATGTTATATCTAAATATTTTTATTATATTAATAAATCACTTTCTCCTCCTACTTTTATTCTCGGTTTTTTAACCTGGATTATCGTTTTCTCTATCAATTGCCCAATTACACATATATATGGGTCATTTAACTCGTATCTAACACCAATAACCTTAATGACAATATCCATGTTCTCCTTCACCGTGTTGAAGTATTTGTCTGTATTGTGATGATCGCGTGCGATAAATACTACGACTGGAACAACCTCGTTCATATCCACAACCTCTGCGTGAATACCTGCTTTGGTTATCGTTTTACTTACACACTCTACTTTCATACCTTCTACGGGATGACATATCATACATTCAAATACTGTATGGAATTCGACATCATCTCCGTGTATAATGGGTGATGAATAACTAATAACTCTAACCGAACCTGGTCGTATAAATCCCTCTGCTATACACTTTCCTTCTACACCATATGTAATTTTTTCTTCGAGAATTTTCTTAGTATTGCTTCCTATCTCAGTGATGGATAATACAACTTTTTTGTTGAGAATTGACTTAATATAGACCCCATATATTTTTTCGTTATTTAATTGTGCCATTTTATATCTTGTTATATATATATATATTATAATAAGAAATCAATTTTACGCTTGCATCTCATAAATTCTGTTAATCAGAACACGTTCATTATTTATATACCATATTTTTTCACTCTTACTATCGTTAAATTCTCGCATCAGAACTTCAATGAGAATACACACTTTCGTTGTAGTATTTATCTTATATTCCTTAAGACTACTTGCATTGTATTTGTTAGGTTCTCCAACAAGGGTATTTAATATAGGGCGTGTATATTCTGCCAATGCACTACATGTTACTCGTCCGAGTTTATTTCGTTCTGCATTCTGATATTTGGTTTTAAATACATATTCTCGTCTGCGTGTTCCTTTTTCAAACCATGCGGTGAAGCCAATAACGTCGTTTAATTTTTGTTTTTGAAATACGTATTTTATCCTATATTCTGTTGACCGTATTATATTTGCTGTTTCTACATATTGTGCTTCAATCCATCCACTATCCGATGGATGGTAGATTCGGGTAGTCTTATTATCCGTTGTTAAACTAATCCCTATATTACCATTTCCAGCTGTTATTATATTATCATCGAAATAGTTCCGTATAAGTTTCTCTATTTCCGATTCACTACTGATACCATTCATGTCACTCGTGTACATTGTATTTAATATTAAAATCTTGTCAGCAGTCAACATGTTATCAATCATGTGGTTTACCAAATGTTTTTTTAGTCGATCTATCGTAAATGAATACTCTTTAATTAGGTGGTTTTTTATTATATGAAATCCCGAATACCAATTATCACCAGAGTCGCCAGAGGATAACGCCATATTGAATATATCGGTTAGGTTCTCAATAATTAATTTGTAATTATTACTATTGTCTGCTATACGTTTTTTTTTTTGTATTTCAATAGATATATTTTTATGTTTAAAATCAACTGGAACGATCCTTTCATATACAGATGCGTTTAAGTCGGTTATCTCGACTGGTTGAAATAAATACGTGTCGTTATTATTAATTATATTTCCCAATCGTCCATATTTATCAGTAACATATTCGTTTGAGTTATCTATCATTCGTGTAAGCGATGAATATATCTGCTCTTTGGGGTATTTTTTAAATTTATTGATTTCTTGAAATATCTCATCGATTGTATAAAAATATCTATCCTTAAATAGGTTACGAATACGTTGTATTATTATTGTATTATTACCATCTAGGAATTCTTCGCTATATGTATCGTATTTGACTTCATCATTGGATGGGAGAACCTCATTTGGGTAACATTTGATTTCACAATTATCCATATAATCACATATTTCTGTGTGCGGTTTGTCGCCTATTTCATATTCCTTTGTCCCGCCACTAGATAAAGATAATTTTATGGTTACATTTTTAATAAGTTTTTGTAACATAGAAGTGGTAAAATTGGTCTGTGCAATATTCAAAAGACAATCTACGGCGATATTTTTGAGAACACGAGTCACTCTTCCAATAACAATTGCTTTTTGTTCTGCGAGGCGATATACATACATATCCGCAGCTTCTTTTTGTGTTCCAAGTAAGGTAGAGTATAGGAATATTTCAACATTTCGTTTTTCGTATGGTAATTTACAGTGACTTAAATTTCGTACTGCACGACCGATAATTTGTTCTATACGGTTCATATTATACCATGGTTCCAGTATGTGTACTTGTCTGATGTTCTTGAAATCAATTCCTTCACCAGCGGCTTTTGAAATTATTATAACTTTTACTAGTTTTCCATCGACGTTCTCTTCACTATTCAAATATTTAATATCCTCACTATTATTTGGGGAATATGTCAAATCGCCTGTAATCATCACGTATTTTGCTTGTGAACTATTTGCTATATTTGAATTATATCCAACGGGTGGAACTGGTGGAACATTAAACAGCGATTTTGCATTTGTATCTGAACTATAACGAGTAAATCCAATTTCTTCTAATGCCAATGCAATTGGCACAGCACCACCGTCTATATATTGTGAATATATCAGAATAATTCCATCTGACCGTTTAACTATTTCACAAAATTTTGCAATTTTTGTACTGTATTTTGGCAATTCTGATGGGCTGAATATGCGACCATATTTATTCGATTTATATTCAAAATTTGGTTTGGTTTGCATAATATTGGATAATCCAGTCTTACCAATCATATTTACAATTAGATCGCTTTCCTCTTCGATTGTATATGTTGTATCTGGATTGTATTCGTCTGATGGATACACAATATTTAAAGCTTCTAGTGGCTTTTGTAAAATCGAATATCCGAATGATTCCTTATCTTCAAATGCATTCTTTGCATCTTCGCTTCGTTTATACAGGTTCTCTATGCACATTTTATATACCTTTTCTTGATATTCACCTATTCCATTTGTAAATACATTAATATATTTCAATTCCTTACCAGGTTCAATCGGTTTATCATTCATTTGTATTGTTGGATATATAGCCGATTCATCCTTATCTGGGTAAACCCGAAATGGAAATGTATAAGGGTTCTCTCCTCTTATGTATGAAACGTATCCATTTAACTTCCGAATTAGTAGTTCCTTACCTTTATTTGGTATGAAATTACCATCTGGTTCAAATATATCTGTTATTTTACACATTTTACGTTTGTCATTCAAATTCATCAAATTAGTTAGCCATATGATTTCTTGATATGAGTTATACATAGGTGTTGCCGATAATAATAGTAGTTTCATGCTATCTGTATATTTAACTACTTCCATCAATAAATCCGATGGTTTGCGAGTGCTGTTTATTTTTGTAGTACGTATATTATGAACCTCATCAATTACTATCAAACGACTGTTGAAAATATTTTTAATGCGTTGTTTTTTAATGCGTTCTCTCTCGTTATCTGAATATGATATATCACCTTTTATTTCAATAGATTCATTAATAAAATTCGCGAATTGTGTATATCCCATAAATACGTAATATTGACGTATAATAGACCTTATTTGATAAGTAATGTTCTCCCGATCGCTCTCATAACCTTTTGTATCGGTTGGGTTGATCTCTTTCAATAACATGTTACCAACACAAGTATTCAAATTCCATATACCATCTTCTAATTTAAGTTTGCGTTCGTCGAATAATTGTAACATAAAGTTATTTTGTACGTTCGGCGAAGCAATTATCATTATTGATTTTTTCAAACCGATTTGTTTCATATATCTACGCATTTCTTCAGATACTCCAATCGCAGAACACGTTTTCCCTGTCCCTAATCCGTGATATAATAACAAGCTGTTATATGGTGTTTGTAATGACATGAAATTTTTAACGAAAGTTTGATGTGGCATTAATTCGAAATCGGCACTACATAATTTAGATGCTTGTTCCTGTATATCTTCGATAGATGTTACCGAACCATCATACTGATAATCATTAAACTCTTTTCGTTTTGCAATTTTCAAACTGAAGTTGGGATCATCTAGATGAGGGTATAAATACTCATGTTCAGAATTATCTACATATTCTTCTTCGATCACATCTTCATCTTCTGGGATAGGTTCGGGTTCTCTGGGTGGCGTAGGTTCGGGTTCTCTGGGTGGCGTAGGTTCGGGTTCTTCTGGAATTTCTTCAATTGTCGGTATGTTTCCTTTAAATTTATCTACAATAATGGGTGACCTAGTGGATATAGATACCTTCTTTGTTGCCTTTCGAACAACTAATGGTGCGGCAATCGGTTTAATTTCGGGTTCTATGATAGGTATAGGATCTACGATAATAATCGGTTCGCCAATTTTAATTTTTCTTTGCATACGTCTTAAAGCAATCGTTTCGCCTCGTTTCGTTGCTTCGTCTTCATAGTCACGTTTATATGCTTCTTCACCAACCATACTTTTTAAGTCTTCTGGTAAATAACGTACGCCATTTTTTACAGGAGTCCAATCCGTATATGGTTTAATTCTGCATTTTTGTGTAGCTACATTCCAATCCGTATTCCTTGAACATTCTCCAGATGGACATATTTTAGCCGGACATTTTTCATATATACAATGTTGTTTATGAAAGTGCCACTTCATATCTTCAGGGCATTCCCCCGTTGGGCATACTTCCACCGGACATATTTTATATTTTTTTGTCTTATTAGGTGGCATATATATATTATATATATATAAATATGTCATTTTTATCACAATTGATATACAGTTAATTGTTTTAATGACGTATCAACGTTTGTTATAATTCGTTTTTTTTCTAAATTGTAATCCCGTATATTTGCTAGACAATCATCAATGGACGACCAATTCATTTTTGATACTTCAGAACGTTGATAATTTTGCATATTCAATGTATTGTTATACTCTATATTCACTAAGAAATATTTATGTTTGTATGAAAAATAATTGGAACCTGTAAAAATTTCCTCGAATGGAATGACGTTATGAACAGGTTTTATTATATTTTTACTGAAACCCGTTTCTTCAGAGAATTCACGAATTGCACATTCATAATCGGTTTCATTAGTATTACGACGACCTTTCGGAAACCCCCATTCAGGTTCCGTCCATTGACCGTATTTTTGCGATTCATCGATAATACTTTTCAATGAATAAGAATCATTTTCTACAGTTACACCGGCAATCAATGCATTAAATTTATCATTTGATATACTTTCTTCGAGTTTATATCGATTGTTATAAAACCCGCTACCCCATATGTCTTTCCATAACTCTTCAAAATCTTTAGATAGTAATTGTTGTTTCTCATTATTTGTCATTTGTTTCATCATATTCATTATGTATTCTTTATTATTTATTGAATATTTACCGCGCATAAAATCAATATATCCGAGAGTATCTTTTCTACAGATCATCAAATATTGAATATCACCTTCGTTTTTAGGTTTACGAAATGCAATGACTCCATAACTGGTAATTGGCATTTTACAATTACTAAATATATGTCCAGATTTACCACAATTGTTACAATTTGTATTTTTATTCATCGACAATCTTCGTATTTATAATACAATTGTTCTATATAGTTTGTGTATATGAATTTCGAACCTGACGTATGGGGACCACATTATTGGTTTTTTCTACATACTATTGCTCATTCCTATCCCGAATCACCAAATGCAGTTACGAAACGAAAATATTATGATTTAATCCAAAATATGCCTTTATTCATACCGGTTTCAGAGATTGGCAATAAATTTAGCAATTTATTGGATAAATATCCAGTAACTCCGTATTTAGATTCACGTGAATCATTTGTACGCTGGGTCCATTTCATACATAACAAGGTTAATGTATCTATTGGTAAAGAAGAAATTTCGTTTTTGAAATCGATTGATATATATAAATCGTATTACAAGGCTAAACCATTCGTATTAAGCGAAACATTAAATATTAAAAAACATTATATACATACGGCATTTACATTATCTTGTATTCTCGTAATATACATTATGACGAAGGAATCTTAGATATACATATACTATATAGAGATGCGATTTGAGATTGTTATATTTATAATTACAATATTTGTAATATCCAATATACATACCGACGGCAAATATATGAAAATTGCATTATCATGGAAGAAATACTATCAAATGATAGGCGTTGCATTTGCTGGATATATGTTGTGTTGGGTTATGCGAAAGAATCCGGAGAGGGCACATACAATGTTGGTCGCATCCAATGAGTATCTTAAATATTTACCAATTGATAAGAGCACCACAAATATGATTTCACCTATTTTGGATTTTACATCAAAACATGATTTCAATGTTCCACGTACACAGCAATATGAGAATCGTATAATGAATTCAGGAGGAGTAGATACAAAAGTTGCTACAAAACGGTCGGTTAGCGAAACCAAAAAGAAGTTTGTAGCCGCCCAACAAAATTGGCATTGTGGTGATTGTAAAAAACAACTACCTGCATGGTTTGAGGTTGATCATACAATTCGCTTGGAAAATGGTGGAAGTAATCACGTTAACAATCTAATTGCTCTATGTAGAGATTGTCACGGGAAGAAAACTGCTATTGAAAATTTATAGTAGTAATATATAGACGTTTAGTAAATTATGTCAGAATCTACATTTATGTCAAGTCTTAATATGAATAGCGGTCAAACAGTATTAGTTGTTTTATTAGTTGCTATGATGTTAAGTTTATTTTATGTATCGTCCGATATTGGTATATCCGAAACACAATCATTTGCTATTGTAATTTCCATATTGATGATAATTGTAGCCATATCGCTATATAAGTTGTTTATGGATAAATCAAGCCTGTTAATAAAGGGTCCTATTATTGCTTTTATCCTAATATTTTTAATAGGTGGAATAATTGTTGAGTTTTATAAAAATTATTTAAAACGGTATAAATTTTTTGACAGTTCTTCTCGTAACCCTACAACTAGATTATTCATTAATATTGTTGAAATCAGTTTAGTAATATCAATCATCATTGTTGGATTATCATTTTTAAATAACCAAATATTGCGCTATCTGAATAATTCGTCAGATTGGTTAGGATTTATATTGAATCTGATTGTTTACATTCCTTGTTTGTTTGAGGACCTTGTCAAATATTTCAAACAACAGTATAATTTGACATCTAGCGTTACATTTATTTTATTAGTTCTACAAATTATACTAGTATTTGGATACATTGCACTACCCAAATTATTTTCATCCAAGCTAATGAATGATAGTATACAAATTATAAACGAACCAGTTTTTTTAGATATACCAGTTACAAATAGATTCGACGCACAAGATGATGGTTCTAAAAAAACAACACGAGCAAATTATTCAATATCAATGTGGGTATATTTAAATCAACCGAGTAATTCACTCGATAAATCGCATATATTCTCTTACGGCGGTTCCTTCCCAAAAATAGAATATATTACATCAAGAAACGATCCAATCAAAGATAAATATAGGTTCACAATCGGCGAAGGCAAACCATATGATATAAGTATGCAAAACCAAAAATGGAACAATATCGTTTTAAATTTCAATGAAAATAAAACTGTTGATATTTTCATCAATGGAAATTTAGAGAGAACATTCGCAAATAGTGAACGTTTAAACACCGATAATACAAGACCAAATTCAATTTATATTGGAAGTTCAGATGGTCTTTATGGAGCAATTTGTAATGTAAATTATTACATAACACCACTTACTTATACAAAAATAATACAAAATTATAATTTATTATATAATAAAAACCCACCAGTAAATAAAATAACCTGAAATTATATATAAATGAATTTCTTAGTTATTTTACTTTCAGTTATATTGATCATAGTGATTGTATATATGATATACACAAGCATATATAGCACAACATTGATATCCAAAGAAGTTGATATGAAAGATAAAATCGCCGATATAAGTGCGAGCAGTCTTACCAAACCTGACGCTGTTAGGTATTCATATAATGTATGGATCTACATGGATAAACCAGTATCAGGCAATAAACAAATATTTAATCGCATAAATGATCTTGGATTGTTTATTGACGGAACTACTTCTACATTGAGTATGAAATTATATCGTAGAATAAGTACTAATCTTAGCTCAACTGGCGATGATATGAAGTATCAAATATCCAATAATTTCCCTTTACAAAAATGGACACTTATAACTATAAGTATTGATAATTCCACAATTGATATGTATTTAGATGGAAAATTGGTAAAATCAGTTATTGATCCTGTTGGAACAGATGGAATTAAACACTCTCCCGATAATACATCTAGTATCTCGTTCGGG